GCCTAGGATAGAGTCTACATAGCCTTTGCGTGTCAGTGTATCGTCAGTGGCCGGTGTTGCTGTAGAAGTAATCTTGTTAGCACCTAATACAATATCTCCGGTCATTGTACCACCAGAGAGGTTGAGTTTAGTTGCTAAGGAATTTGTGATGGTTGTTGAGAAGTTTGCATCATCGCCTAGTGCCGCCGCTAATTCATTCAGCGTATCAAGAGCACCGGGTGCAGAGTCAACAACATTAGACACCGCAGTATCGACATAGGCTTTAGAGGCCGCATCAGTATCACCAGAAGGCGTAGCGACTGTGAGAGTACCAGAGACTGTCCAGTTACCTGATACAGTGCCTGAAGAAGCTGTGATAGCTCCTGTAGTCACAGAGGAAGGATTAATACCTAGTTCTACAATTGTACCACTGTTATTTGTAAAGAGACGTTTGTCGGCTGTGTTGACAGCAAGTTCGCCAGTGGTGATGTCAGAAGTGGTAGGAACTGCAGACGCAGTAGTAGATTTCTTGATGAGGATTTGAGTAGGCATCTTCCATTCCTGTTTTGGTAGGGAACAATGAAAAGAGGAAAGCCCCCGAAGGGGCTAACCAAGACTAGATTAGGATGGCAATGCCAATACAAATCCAGTTTCAGGACGCAGTACCTGTACACCGTACAGAGTGTCTGCAGTGTATAGGTTAGCAAGGTATTCTTGCTTGTACTGAGTCTGTGAACGAACAGCCATCTGCTCTGCAAGTACCATTGTGTCACGGTGTGCTAAGATAGCACCACGAGTGTCTTGTACTGAAGTAGTAGCAGTGTTCTGAGTAGCTGTTTCGATGACAGGTACGTTTGTAGACACATAGATGTCAACACCGTACAGGTTACCGATCAAGCCGTTCTGTACGCCTTGCTGATTAGTGAAATCAGAAGAAACGTAGCGATCAATGCCGAGCATTGTCTGACGGGCTGAAGGAGGAATGACGAAGAAACGTCCGTCCATTGGTGCATCAGCATCGTCCATCAACTTGATGAGTTGGCGGAAAGCAAGATCAGTAAATGCATCTGTGTCTTCCATTGTGTCATCAGCGTATGTAGCAATACCTGAAGAGGCATTCACGTAGTAGGCGTTTGAGTTTTCCCAAGCGTCTGGAGTGAATGTGCCGTCGATTTCAGCTTCTGTTGCAGAGCCATCACCGAAACGTAGACCAAGGTTGAACAAGTTAGAGTCAACTTGCTTAGCCAATGCGTAACCAGCATCGTCTGTGTAGAAACGACGAAGGCTATCGAGAGCCTGAACTTCTACGATGTCCTCGATCAAACGAGAGTATTCGTAGTGCTTGTTAACTGCAATCTGAACTTCTGATTCAGTGTTTGCAATGATGGTTACCGCAGTGTCAGCCGCTTTCGCATTTGCATCGCCACGAGTAGGCTTAGGAATGTGAAGAGTGTCACCCTTCTTGCCTGACATAGGCATTTTGTTAACGAGGTTCGCAAGAACCAAGTTCTTTTTGTAGGCCGCAACGATTTCGTCGGACCAAAGTTCTGGGATAAAGGTTGCCGCTTCAGTTTTAGCGGTAAAGCCTCCTGCTCCCGGATAAGTTGCAGTTGCCATGAGTAGTCTCCTATAAGGCTATTAGCGAACCCTTCCCTCTGCATAGGCACTGCGAATTTCTTCTGCTAATGACATGTATCGGTCTGGGTCAGTTTGCATGAGTTTAATAATATCAGCACGGCGATAAATCTTTCGACTTGGTGCTTCTGCAGACCCTTTTGTATTCCCGGTTGATGCCTTCTTTACTGAATCTTTACGAGCTTTCGTTTCTGTGTTAGCGGCTTCAGTCACCATATTCTGGCGTTCTTTCCAGCTACTCAGAAGCTCGTCAGCGGCTTCAAAATCATACTCTTTGTCCGCTTTTCGAAGCATTTCGATGCGAAACTTAGATTTTGTAACCCAATCAACAAATCCTTGATCACGAGCAATGTTTTCGAAATCAGGGTGTGCGGATTTCAGTTTAGCTAATGCTTCCTGTTGACGTAGTTGCTGAGTGATGGTTTCAGCTTCTTTAATCTTAGGATGATTTGCAATAGCGTGAGCAACAGCCTTTTCAGGGTCTTCGAAGAAATCTACAGATTCTTCAACTGTGCTAGTGTGGGCTTGTTCTTCTTTTGCGAGTTGTGTCTTAACGAAGTCGTCTACAATCTTTCGTAGCTCACCGACTTCTGAAGATTGTCGTCCAAGTAACTTTTCAGCTTCTTGATGCATTCTGACAACCTCTGAAATGTCTTTCCCTTGATATTTATCGGGGATAGCATCTTCTGAGGGTTCACTGGCTTCTTGAGTTTCCTGTTGAGTTTCCTCTTCAGGCTCTTCGAAGTTGTGTACTTCTTCGTCGTTCAGTTCTTCGTCTTGGCTTTCGCTTATAAATTTTGCCATATTATTACTCCGTGCTATAATAGCATTATGGATATGTTACTTTCTAGCGGCTCTTTCGTGATCCCTTGCCCACTTATCGTCTGCATCCGGCCAACCGAATCCATTAAATTTCGTAGAGATCGGAGAGATTATCCGCTGTGCTGTGTCGCCGCATTCAGGGCAAGTAGCGAACTCATCAGAGTTATCTACCCATTGTTCCTCAATGTGGCTACATTTATTACACTTGAAGTCGAAACGTCTAATCATCGTCTGACTCCAAGATTGAATCATAAGCACTACGTATTGCTGTTTCGAAGTTAATTAGTCTACGTAGTGCTAAGCGTTGACCTTTGACTAAGTCAAGCTCTTGCTGATCTTTAATGTCTTCTATACGGAAGGCGTCAAAGCTCTCAGTAAGTTCTTCAATTAGTTGCTTCCAACCTTTTGAAGAGAACAGAGAGAAATATGTTTCATAATATTCTTCTGTTTCTTTATCCAAAAGAATTATCCTCCTTTCTGTGAGGTTCTCTGAACTATATAGTTAGTATAGCATACTTTTTTGTAAAAGTCAAGAGCTTTCAGCAACTTTTTTACTGTTGGCGGTTCTCTTGGGCTTGCATAGCTCGTCTAATTGCTTCTGCATTTCCTGCATTTGCTTGTTGACTAGGCTGAGCTTCTGGTCTATTGTTTGGTATAGACTCTCCCATTCTTTGTTGGTTAGCATTTGTCACTCCTTGTGATGCTTTCTGGTTAATCTCTTGCTCCTTAAGATAGAGCTCTGCTACTTTGGCTCTACGCTGGAACTCTTTATCGTCTTCTTCACCGGGCTTCAGATTTGAAGATAATACTTTCAAACGATCTGTCTGAGCTTCGTATTCGCCTAATGGGATTTCTGAAGCAATCTTCTGAGCTCTGGCTTGAGACTCTTGTGCTTGACCATTGAATGCGTTGATCTGTGCTTGCAACTGTGCCTGTTGTAGCTGAGCTTGCGCTTGTGCGGCTTGCTGTTGCTCTGGGCTAGGTTGTTGTGATTGACGCAGAGACTGGATCAAATCTTCACGGTTTGATAAGTTCATGTGGTCAATAATGGCTTCTAGTAATTTAGAGTACATCGGTGAACTCTTGTCCATTGTTTGTAGCAACTGAACCAATTGAGTGACTTCATACTCACGGGCAATGATGCCTAATGAGCTTGAAGGAACAAACTTGAAGTCATTAACAGGGTAAATCTCAGGGGTATACTGCATGTAACGCCAAGCAGACTTCTCAATGAAAGGTACTAAGAAAGACTCTTGGAAGTTAATCAGTGTTCGCTTATGACGCTTAATAATTGCACCTAAGCCCATTGAGATACCGGCGGCAGTCGATTGTGAATTAATTGAGCCCGGAATCCCTGCGGCATCGATAGCTCCGGTAGCCTGTTGTACCATCTGCATCAAATCTTTTGCTTGTGCAAATGAGAGTTGGTCTAGTTGACCAAACTGGAAAGGCTTGAGGATCTCTGACGGGTTACCGTTGGTTAAAATCGCTTTACCGGGTCTTACTTCCATTTTAGCGCCACGAGGGAGCCTAGAAGCGTCTACAGCAAGCATTGGGTGCACTGTCAATGCCAAAGCATCAATACGAGCACGGAGCTCAGTATCAAGGGCTTTCTGAGAGTTGAATCCTTTTTCACAGATTCCTCGTCCCCAAAAACGTCCGGGAACAGTATCCCAAGAAAACGCAACAATCGGACGATCTTGCATCATGTAGGGATTTTCTTCAATCTTCAGTAGTTGACCGCCATTCGCCATGACGCAAACAACTTCGATGTATTCTTCGTTCTTACGATCTGATTCTGACTCATCCTCTAAGATATCAGCAATCTCTTCATTGTCGTCTTCTACCATCGCCATGTCAAACATGTAACGAGGAACTAGACCGTAATACTTAGTCAGTCTTACCTTGTCGTCTGAATAGATTGTTAAGTCTTGATCAGGCTCTAGGTCAGTGTCTTCAAATGTAGATTCAAGCAATACATCACGATAAACACCATCATTGATTAACATCTCTACCTGATGCTTAGGAACAAACTCATCAACCGCAACACCTAATGCAGACTCAATATCCGTGGCTACAGGGTCAATTAAGAAGTTCTGAGGCAAGATAGGCTTCAGTTTGACAACGAAGCGCTCACGTGTCTCAACACCGACTGCAGTGAGGTCACCGCCCATTGCAGGGCGTGTTGCAGGTTTCATCTCCCGCATTTCTTCAACAACCAATTCAGCAATACCAGTGCCAAAGACTGCAGAGTTTAAGATTGCTTCAGAGACTGACTTACGTACCTTAGTCCGTGAAAAGTCTTCGTCAAGTTGTTTTTGCAACAGTGCGATGTCTTGTGGTTGTTGATCTTGTACGTCATCCTTAATAGAGAAGAATCGTCCTCTACCGAATGTCGCTTCTTCCACTTCAGCAACAGCGGACTCAACAGCTTGTTGCAGTGCAGGAGAAATGATCTTAGAGCGTTCTGATTGACGCATTACATCTTCTTGTGCCCAAATACCACGCCATAAGCGATAGTATTCATCGAACTTCTCAGCGTAGTTAGACTCGTAATGGTCTCTCCACTGATCACACTTCGACATAATCCAACCGACTAGGGCTTGGTCATTCTTAGCATATTCCATATTAATATCCTGCTATAGGGTCTATGATTTCAAATTCCTCTTCCTCAAAGTCAACATAGTAGCTAACTTTGGCAAGCTGATCGACATACGCTAATGCATCAACTAAGTCATCATGCACTAACGGGTTTGGAAACTGAAATAGCTCATCCAAGAACTCAGTATTCCATTCACCCTCAGAGAGAGTGATTTGTCCATGTTCGAAGCGTCCTTGCAGAGCCCAAACAATTCTGTCTACCTTCTTTTTATTCCCGTGTGTTAGTTCTTCCACACGAAAGTAACGATTACCGCTTTTCATCAAGTCGGTGAGATAAGGGATTACTGCGTTCCTCAAAGCCCCTCGTTCAATCCCTACTGCAACCGGTTGATAATGGTCTACAGCCTCAAAGATCTTTCTGGCAGTCTTTTTAATATCCCATCGCCCTGAAATGATATCAGCAATCCACCAACCATTCATTCCAGCCTTCACAATCGCTATTGCTGTTTTGTCCAGTCTTTTCCCTTTACCGGTGGCGTTTGAAGCAACGTCAGCAAAGCCAGCTAAATCCACAGCAATATAATACTCACCGTCATCTGGTTCTTCGTTGCTGAATTGTATCCAGTCTTCTTTGAAGATCTCAGAACCCAATGCCTCAAAGCTCGCCATAAACTCCTGACGGAAGGCGTAGGATGACATTGACTTCTTAGCTGTGTTAATCTCTTCCGGGTCAAGCAACGGATTATCGTAGCTGGTAAAGTGCCATGCTTGATACGTAGGATCATCACTAAGCTCCGCATACTTAAACAAGTCATAGAAATGATTTCGTCCAAGCGGAGTTCCAATGAACAACGCATGACCCTTCTGGTCAGCAAGTGCAGGTCTCAGTACGGTCTCCCACACAGACGGTTTCATGTCTGCGTATTCATCCAATACCAAGAACTTCAGAGAGACCCCACGCATCGTCTCTGGTCTATCCGCACCCTTTAAACTAATCGTCGCACCGTTGATCAGTTTAATTTGCATATTATTCACATGGCTTCCTGAGATCACAGGATTACCAAGCTCAAGCAATGTATTCCACATAATGTCCCTAGCCTGACCCTGTGTCGGGGCTACGTAGAATACATGTCCTCGTTCAGTCTGCAACGCATTGATGATTAACATCCATGCCGCTAATCGAGACTTACCAGTTCGTCGCCCAGCGGCAACAATCTTAAAGCGAACAGCAGATTCAAATACGTTTTGTTGCCACGGTAGTAGCTCAACATTAAGATCCACGCATGATCTCTACAAGTTCTTCACCACGCCGTTTTACCTGACGATACCACTTCGAATCTACCATCTCATCAGCGGCTTTCGAGTAGTTTCCTTCATTGACAGCAGTAATCATATTCTTAAACTTACTTAAACGATTCCTTCCTAGATTAAACGCCATGTTAACAAGCACACGTTGTACATTCTCAGGATGTGAACTAAAGTTCAAGAATAACGCACAAGCGTCTTCACAAGCGGCATTACAATCGATATGGAAGACATCTAAGATTCTTTCATCAGTCACTGGAGATCCTACAGGCCAAGTAAACTCAGGATCAGCTTCAGTCACCAAGTGTCCGATACCAAATGTTGGTAAATGTTCTGAGTCTAAGTAAATCTCAGCAACATAGCCCTCATGCCGTATCAGGTCTTCCTTAATCAAGTCAATCAGATTCTGGGGTAACATCTATTACTTCTCCTTCTTCAGAGTCATTTCCGGTGATTACAGTGTCTCCATTGACTCCAGTGATCGTAATAGACACAGAACTCTTACCATTAGACATCTTATCCTTCTCAAAGTAAGACAATGGCAAGACTCTGTCCATGCACATCTTCAATGCGGCCATCTGACCGGGATGTTCATCGTTCTGTGCAATATTAATTATTTTTGTAATTACAGCATCGCCTGAAGTTGCAAGTAATCGAGCTTTAAACTCGTTAATCCTAGCGGCATCGCCGGGAGGTCTGCCACGAACACCTCTATTACCGGCCTTCTTAGCCTCAATATCGGTTTTTCTTGGTCTACCTCGCCCTCGTTTCTTTGTAGGCTCTGCTGTTGTTAATTCTGTCTTCTCGGTCATTTAAGATTCTCCGTAATATCTATATGATAACACACTCAAAAGCAAAAGTCAAGCAATATTTATGCCAATTCTATTAAAATTGTCTTCAGTTGAATTTCTTTTTAGATTTTAGAGACTTATTAGTTCTCCGAAGATCGTGCATTTTAGCGTATTTTAGCGCTTTTTTGCTATTTTGGCCTCTTGCAAGTCTAGGTAGGTACTATAAAAATAATTGCAAGTCAAAAGACGCCCCCGCAGTGCAACAAAGGGCTGGCATGATCTTTGCAGGGCAATCGAGATCAATGTTGGCATGATAGTTGCATAGCTATGGTGGCATGACAATTGCAGGGCTATATTGGCATGATAGTTGCAAGGGGCTAAATAGGCGCTGGCATGATCTTTGCAGGGACTAAATTGATTACCTAGGCTTGCAAGTGTGAGGGACTATGTAGCACCCAATAGAGCCCGATAGCCTATCCAGCCTGTTCAGCCTGTAAAGCCCTGTAAAGCCCTGTAACAGCCTAGAATGCCTTAAGCGCTGGGATAGTATTCAGAACAGCATAGAATCGCTCAGAACGGCTTAGAATGCGTTCTATCCATATGCTGCTTAAGGTTTTAAGAGCTCGCATCGTATGTGGTGCGGTAGATTTAGACAGGCATAAAAAAGCCCTGACTAGCAGGGCTCTGAAGGTTTATGGTTTCAGGCTATTAAAGATCGAGTGTCTTCCACAATAACCAACCAATAATTGCTATTTCGATTACTTCAATCATCGAGAAATGTTTCCCCGATCCAAGCGCCGAAGCCTAAGACCAGCGCAAAAGATGCGATAGCCGAAACAGTAAAAAATACTTCTGGATTCATGTTAGTGAGCTCCTATCAGTTCAGGATTGCGGATAACGAAATCAGAATCGGATTGTTTCGCCGATCCTTTGGCCTTTAAGCCGATTACGATCCCTTTAGGATCATCGATTCGAATATCGTGAATGTCCCCGTCGATAACCTTTCGATTCATAAACCGGCTAGGCAATCCACCGCTAAAGACCACCGCAATATTCGCACCATGATCTAGCGCTTGTTTCACGTGTTTCTGATACCGATCAGCGCCGGAATAGCTAAAGGTTAGATAATAGTTATCAGGCAAAACCTGAATAAACCGATCTGATCGCTTCGAATAGTCGTAAAACCTGATAGCAGGGAATGATTGTGGAATCCCGTAGTCTTCCCATGCGATATCTGAAATGACATTCAACCGAACCACCGGCTGTTTACCGGCTTTTTCGGCTTTGCGCTGGAATGCGTGAAGATCCTTTCTCAATTGATCCAAGAAGCCGTCACGATCTGAATGCCACCAATTCGATTTTGACTGTCGGGCTTTAATGACATTCGAAAACCGGCCACGGCCAGCGCTCTTTAGACAGTCATCAAAACAGCCAGCAATCTTCGAAGCCGGACAAATCACGTTATCGGGATATAACGACAAACCAGCGAACAAATATTTCGATGTCGCTTTATTGGTTTTAGCCAATTTCGAATTGGCGTCGATTGATAAGAGTTTCATTAGTAGTCCCCCTCCATGCTGTTGATGATCGCCGCCGCTAGTTCGGCTTCGTTTTCGGTTTCGAAGAAATATCGAAGCGTGTTCCCGTCCCTTGGATAGTCCGCAATAGTCTGAAATCCATCCAAACCAGCGACAATAAACTGGGAATCTATTTGGCGCTTGTTTCGATAGCTAGGCTGATCCCCGTCCATGCAAGGGATCATTTCAAGCCCTGAAATCTCATTCGGGATTTGAATCGTATGTTGATGCGATTCTTTAAAAGAACCATAAGGATTTGGTTTAACTGTGATCATGATTGTTTACTCCGATAATTTGCTAAAACAGAACTATTCCAATCGGCCATTGACATAATGCCGCTAGGCGCTGGTTTGGGTTCCTGAAGATTGGCCGAAATAGACTCAATTTCAGATTCACGATGAACAGCGACAAGAATCGTAAATGGATCGGAATCGCTAAATTGCCATTCGGAATCCTCACCGTCCCATTGACTAGCGACAAAATCGGCCACGTGTTCTTTGGTGGTCCCGTAACTGAACAGTTTATCGATAGTCCATTCGAGATCCCCGATCGAATCAACCACACGCCTCGAAGGGAGCTCGTAATTTGATACGTACACTTCGAACAGTGTTTTCATATATTGGTCAGTCATGCGAGATCCCCTTTTGAGAAATTCCATAAAGCTTTTCCGCTAGGGCGCTTTTCTACGGCTATCGTTATTTTACCCACGTGGATTTGATCGAAGCTTGTTTCGTGATTCGCACCCAATCCCCGATCCTTCAATTTGCGAACACGGTAGAAACCTTCAGCCCAATATTTAGAAACAGCGAAACGAACCGTCCCGTTAGATTCTTTACAGAAAAGAATTTTCGATTCGGGAAAATATGATTTCACCAATTCACGGGCTAGCCGGTGATTACGCTCCATTTCTGATTCGAGACCAAAAATCATTTTGAAAGTTTGCTTGATAGTCATTTTGAGTATTCCTATTCAGATTGAAAAAAACCGGTTTTTGTCCGGCGATCGCATTATAAACACGAAACAACAACAAATCGCAAAATTATTTGAAACGGGCGCATGTAGCATAAACCATGCCAAAAATATTTTCATTCGGTAAATGAGAATCATTCGCAGAATAATGAGAATCATTTGTATTTGAGAATCGTTCGCATCTAGGGTGTAATAAGAATCATTCGCATTAAGAAAAATTTTAAAAATCCCGTTCAGCCAGCGGTTGCTAGTCAAACAAGCTATTGGGACAGTGAACCCCTTGGGACAGCAAACCCCTTGACAGGGACACAGAACCCTGATACACTCTGGGACTATCAACCCCCGAATGGAGTAAGTATATGAGATGTATCGCATGTAATTCTGAGCTCACTGACTACGAAGCAACAAGGAAATCAAGTGCAACTGGAGAGTTCTTAGATCTCTGCAACACTTGTTACAACAGTATCACAGAAGATGTTCAAGCAATTGATAATAAAGACTTAATTACTTTTCAAGACTACATTGACATCTCAGAAGATTTATGATACCCTCTTCTACATAGACTCTACATAGACTCTATAGAGCTCTACAGAGCTTCTCAGTACACAGTATATATTTATATATTACTAATTACTTACTGAGTATCTATATAGCTTCACTAGAGTTTAAATGTAGTTTATGTATACTTACTGAGTTCAACATAGATGACTAGAGGTAATATAGATGGCGAATGGTAAACTTCCTTCAGTGGAACGCAGTAGACTCTCTGGTGGCTTAACAGGTGATTGTGCGTACAAATGGGCGATGTTTCTTTCTGAGAATTACTTGTTTGACAACGATGACCCTTTGCTGTATGATCGCTTCAGATCAATTGCTGAGTCACTTGAGCCTAAGCCGGGTAAACCAGTGGTTGCATCGTTTCATTGTAAAGACCTTGAGAAGGAAATTGAGAAATGGACAATATCTCAACAATCATCATCCTGAGAGAGCTTGATAAGCGTGTTCACATGTACAAACAAGGGGATATCGATTCTTTCCTCAGCTTGATGTGTGATATCGATGAAGAGTCTGTGGTACAGCTTGACAAGGCGTTAGAGTCTGTGCTACATTCCTACGCTGAATACCAAGTGAATAATGTCATGAAGAACTTAGAGGAGTTTGCAAATGATTGATCCTCAAACAGGATGCGATGACGACTATGATGCGGCATTGAAATTCTGCATCGAAGAGATCATCGAAGAGATCCACCGTGTCAAAGAGCTTGACCGACTTGCAGTGGAGTCAGTTTATTATTCGATCTTCGGTAAAGAGATTGAACAACGATATCAAGAATATTTGAATGAGCTAAAGGAGCCCTCATGACTGATATTAGAGTGCGGAGAGCAATGGAGTCTTTATTAACAGAAGCTCTGAAGCATTTAGAGTCTGCCAATGAACTGATCAACGACACCGGTGATACAGAATCTGAAGAACTTGATCAGATCTCGCTTTCGGTGTCTCATGCCCATACTAAATTGGAATATTACTTAGGGAGCCTGTGATGGCCTTTGTTAAATACAACATGGAGTGTCCAGAGTGTCACAGTAGTCGAGGTTATGGCATCGATGACGGTGGATTTGGTCACTGCTTTAAATGCGGTCATAGAGCCAAAGAAGAGGGTAATGGTAGGGTGATACCACTGAATACTAGATCGTCGCATACAGAGGCTCCTGTGAGCTCTCAGGGCTATTCCCTACCTAATTTACTCTACAGGGATCTACGTGATCGTAAGATTTCTGTTCAGGTTTGTGAGAAGTATGGTGTAGGCTTTAGAGGGGAAGATTTAGTCTTTCCTATTGGTACATCTGCAAAGGTTCGTATCAGAGGTGAGAAGAACTTTGCGATTGAAGGAGACTGGAAAGACAATACTCAATTGTTTGGACAAGAGAGATTTAATTCCGGTGGGAAGTATGTACTTGTTACTGAGGGTGAACTTGATACCTTAGCCGCCTATCAGATGCTTGGGAATGACAAGTATCCGATTGCTGTGGTCTCAGTAAGAAATGGTGCACAGTCAGCCCTGAAGGATTGTAAGGCCAACTTTGACTGGCTAGATACATTTGAGTATGTGGTCTTTAACTTTGACAACGATCCTGTGGGCTTAGAAGCTCAGTCGCATTGTGCTGAACTTTTCAGTCATAAAGCGAAGTGCATGGTGGCTGTCAATGGCCTGAAGGATGCTTCAGATTACTTGATGGATAATCGTGCCGGTGAATACACCAATAACTTCTGGCGAGCAGAGCGTTGGACTCCAGACGGAATTATTGCAGGTGCGTCATTGTATGATGCTGTGATGAAGCCGATTGAGAAGTCTGATGTGGAGTATCCATTTGATGGACTGAATAGTCTGACGTATGGGATACGTAAAGGTGAGCTAGTCACAGTGACAGCAGGGTCTGGTCTTGGGAAATCTCAGTTTCTCAGGGAGATTATTTGGCATATCATTCAGCATACTGAGAGCAACATCGGATTGATGTTTTTAGAAGAGTCCACCAGACGCACTGGGTTGTCTTTAATGTCGTTAGCGGCTGACAAGCCTCTGCATTTGCCGGACACTGTAGCCACGCAACAGGAGAAAGATGATGCGTTCAATAAGACACTTGGCACAGATCGTGTGTATCTCTTTGACCATTTTGGTTCCACTGACGTTGATAATATCGTCAATCGTGTACGCTACCTTGCCAAGGTGGTGGGATGTGATTATGTGTTTGTCGATCACATTAGCATTATTGTCAGCGCACAATCTAATGGTGATGAGCGAAAAGCAATCGACGAAATCATGACAAAGCTAAGGATGCTGGTGCAGGAGACCGGCATCAGTTTAGTCTGCGTCAGTCATTTGAAGCGTCCAGAGAACCGTGGCCACGAAGAAGGTGCGGCGACATCTCTGGCTCAACTACGTGGCTCTGGAGCGATTGCACAGCTTTCTGACATGGTGCTTGGGCTTGAGCGTAACGGACAGGCTGATGATGCCACAGAACGTAATACAACACGGGTACGTGTACTAAAGAACCGCTTCAGTGGTATTACCGGCAAAGCCTGTGCATTGCTATATTCTCATAACTCTGGTAGAATGGTAGAGATTGATGAGGAAGCTTTGTGAATCAGGAAGAACTGTTTAAACAATCTGTCGTTACCGTAAAAAACGGCAGGGTGTGTAATAAATGCGGGGTCAAAAAACCTCTGGATCACTTTAGTATACATAGCGCCTCAAATTACTTTAGGCCAGAATGTAAACAGTGTAACAATCATTTGGCAAAAATTAGAGCCGAATTAAAGAAAATTTACGGCACTGCACCAGAAGGATACCGTTGTCCAATTTGTAATCTCACCACAGAGGAAGTTGAAGGCAAGGGTGGAAGAGCCGGGGCATGGGTTTTAGATCATTGCCATGAAACCAATACGTTTAGAGGATGGCTATGCCACACTTGTAATCGTGCTATCGGTTGCTTCGGAGACAGTGTCGATAAATTACGTAAGGGAATTCAATATTTAGAGGCTCATCGTGAAAAAATTAATTCTTGACATCGAGACGAACACAGCCCTCAGTACGATATGGTGCTGTCTCACTCAGGATGTTGAAACAGGAGAATCAATATGTCATACAGAACCAGCCACACTAGCTCCACTGGTAAAGGAGTACGATCAAATCATCGGGCACAATATCATTGGTTTCGATGCTCCAGTCCTTCGGAGGCTATGGAACATTGGGATACCGAAATCGAAAGCGGTAGACACATTAATTCTTTCAAGACTTTTGAATCCACAGCTAGAAGGCGGACACAGCTTGAAGGCTTGGGGTTTACGGCTGAAGAATTCTAAGATTGAATTTGAAGATTATGATGGTGGGTTGACCGATGAAATGGTGGAGTATTGTAGGCAAGATGTGGCGCTTACCGCTGATTTGTATGGCGTTCTTATGGCTGGCCTTAACGAATGGAAAGACCCTAGTCAGGCGATTAAGATCGAACATGACATTGCAGTCATCTGTAAGAAACAAGAAGAGAATGGTTTCAAACTGGATATCCCTTCAGCTTCAATTCTTAAAGCTACGCTGTCAGATCGCATGGGTGTACTGGAAGACACTGTTCAGGCTGTATTCCCGCCGATTGTTGAGGAGCGTTGGTCTGAGAAGACAGGAAAGCAACTGAAGGATAAGGTGACTGTCTTTAACTTAGCCAGTCGTAAGCAGATCGGAGAACGCTTGATGAATTTAGGCTGGAAGCCAAGTAAACATACTGAGAAAGGACAGCCTATCGTTGATGAAGGGACACTAGACTCTGTGGACATCCCAGAGGCTCAGATGATCGCAGAATACTTGATGATACAGAAACGTGTCGCTATGATCGACTCATGGTTAAAACATGTCGATGAAAAGACATCTCGTGTACATGGAGGCATCATCACCAATGGTGCAGTGACAGGCAGGATGACTCATCGCAATCCCAATATGGGACAGGTTCCTTCAGTGAACAAACCATACGGGCAGGAGATACGTTCATTATGGACTGTCGATGATGGTAATGTGTTAGTTGGCACGGATCTTGCAGGGATTGAGTTACGTTGCCTTGCACACTACATGCAGGATGATGAATGGACAGAGGAGTTACTGAATGGGGACATCCATCAGAAGAACGCTGAAGCCGCCGGTCTCACAAGGCCACAAGCTAAAACATTGCAGTATGCAGTTCTTTACGGGGCCGGTCCAAGAAAAGTTGGCAGTATTGTTGGAGGTGGGGCGAAAGAAGGGAATGAAATTCTATTTCGTTTTTATCGTAACACCCCTAAGTTACAACAACTTATGGAGAAGGTTGCGAAAGTGGCGGCAAAAGGGTATGTACCGGGCTTGGATGGTAGAAGAATACTGGTCAGATATGACCACGCCGCACTCAACAGCCTCCTTCAAGGATGCGGTGCTATTATTGCCAAGCAATGGTGTATCGAAGCGCACAAAGTATTTAGGCAAAGACAGATCCCTGTCAAGCAAGTTGCGTTTGTGCATGACGAAATACAAATTGAAACAGCGGAGAAACATGGTGAAGAAGTTGCACAAATCATGTGCGATGCGGCCTCACAAGCCGGGATTACCTTGGGCTTTCGATGCCCAGTAGACGCAGAAAGTAAAATAGGTCAAAATTGGTTTGACACTCACTAAAATTCGTGTATAATATTAGTATACCACCAACAAAAGGAGAATGGTATGGAAAATACTCAGCGTGTAAAAGTCAAAGCCGACATCATGTGGGCTTATCTGGACAAGCCTAACGACATGTCAGGCAAGTATCAGGTTGATCTTTGCAACCTCTCAGACCCTGCAGTCCAAGCTCTTGAAGACATGGGCTTAGCTGTACGGCAGAAGGAAGACAAGGGGTATTTTATCACTTGTAAGTCCACTAACCCTATCCGTGCTTATGACCGTGATGGTGATGCCATTGAAGGCATCTCTATCGGCAATGGCTCTAAAGCGATTGCAATGGTAGGTTCCTATGCTTGGAACTTTAAGAATAAGGAAGGGTTATCACCTTCACTGAAGAAGCTCGTTGTTGAAGAGCTCGTAGCCTATGAAGGCGAAGGTGTCTCTGATGATCTGGATGACGATTCAGAAGTTTTATAATGAATCACGCCCTGATTGATGCTGACATTCTTAACTATCGTATTGGTTTTGCCACCAACAACGAACCTGAGAGTGTCGCCATCACTACAATGGCAGGGTTTCTAGAGGATTTACTTCTTCTAGACCTGCCACAGGTGCAAACGTGGGAACTGCATTTGACCGGGAAGACAAACTTCCGTAATGATTATGCTGTCACAACACCGTATAAGGGCAATAGGAAAGGAACAGAGAAGCCTGTTCATTATCAGTTACTGAGAGAATATTTGTGCACTGCATGGAGCGCCACTGTCAATGAAGGGATCGAAGCAGATGATATGCTTGCAATCCGACAGACTGAATTAGGTGACGGTTCTATTATTGTGACGCTTGACAAAGACCTGAATCAGGTTGCAGGATGGCATTACAATTTCGTGAAGAAAGACAAATACTACGTGACTGAAGAAGACGGGCTTCTGAGTTTCTATAAACAATTTCTTACCGGGGACTCTGTAGATAACATTATCGGTGTTAGAGGGATCGGGGAGAAGAAAGCAGACAAACTTCTGAGAGGCAAAACAGAAGCAGAGATGTGGGCTATTATCGTAGAAGAGCTTGGTGAAGACCGGGCGATGGAAAATGGACACTTACTGTATATGTTAAGGACTCAAGATGACTGCTTCACACCACCGGAACTTGGTAGCTAAACATAGTGGCAAGTTCAACAAAAGCAAGGTCTACAAAGACCGCAAGAAAGCGTACAAGCGGGGCTACGAAAAGCACCGGTATCAGACCTCAGTCAGCCAAGGCGAAAGGGAGAAGACTCCAGCAAGCTGTCAGAGACTCGATACTGGATGCTTTCCCCTCACTTGAACCTGATGATGTCAGAAGTACATCGATGGGCGCTGGTGGTGAGGACGTTCAACTGAGTCCTGCGGCTAGACGATTATTTCCGTATTCTGTGGAATGTAAGAATCTAGCAAAGATTGCAGTATACAATTATTATGTCCAAGCAACTGGACACAGTAACCATGAGCCTTTAGTTGTGATCAAACAAGATAGGGCAAAGCCGTTGGCTGTTGTAGACTTAGAACACTTTATGGAGCTTGTAAAGAAATGATCGATCTTACTGAGATGGCTGAAGAATTTGACTGCAACTTCGCCAAGAATAGGCAAGTTGGCGGAGACCATTACGTCTCCAAAGACATTCAGCCTTGGAGTGCAATGGAGTCTTGGATGTCTGAAGAGGCATTCAAGGGATTTATATGGGGTAATGTTATCAAATACATTGCTCGATGGGAGGATAAAGGCGGCAAACATGACTTAGAAAAAGCCCGTCATTATCTTGACAAATTAATAGAAATCGTGTAAACTAATAGGTTCGGTATGACACTTGTAGACCTGATGGAAAAACTAAAACGTGTCGAGGAAGTGACTCTGATGGAGTTACTTGAGATCACTTCAGAAGACCTTGTCAACCGTTTTGTAGATAAGATTGAAAATAACTTCGATGCACTGGAGACAGAATTAGATGACGAAATATCTTGGGATAACGATTGATTATGAAAGAGACCTTAGACTTAGTGATCAAGCGATTAAACTCATGCAGGACTACTATATGTTTGAGCATGAAGACAGTCCTCAGCAAGCCTTTGCACGTGCTTCAGTGGCTTATTGCAATGATGACCTTGACTTGGCACAACGTATCTACGACTATGCTTCAAAAGGTTGGTTTATGTTTGCGTCACCTGTGTTGTCGAACGCACCTGACGATGTACGAAACAATAGGGGCTTGCCTATTAGTTGTTTC